CCACAAGCACCTCAAGCTCCAGCTCCAGTAAATACACAAGTTACAGATCCTATGCAATATGCATCATTGTTTCCACAAGATGCTTTAGGACAAGCCATTGCTCGAAGGAAGGTAATCTAATGCCTAAACAATCTAAATCCGCATTAGACAGAATAGAATCTCACGAAAAACTTTGTAGAATTATGCAGAAACAAACATTCCAAAAAATGGAAGCTATGGAATTAAGAATAGCCCGTATTGAAAAGTGGATTATGGGTGGAATGTTTGCGATACTTTTAGCTGTACTTTCAAATCATTTATAGATAATAATTCCGAATGGAACTTATAAAGAGTGGAACGGCATTTACCGTTAAAGGATTCACGTGGGATGCAACCTATAATTACGAAAAATACAAAAGAACTGATGGAGACGGGCAACGCCTTTACCAGGTCGGAGAATATTCTGTTCCATCAGTTACGACTATCTTATCAAAAACTCAATCCGATGACAAGAGGAAAAAGCTCGATGAATGGAGAGCAAGAGTTGGATATCAAGAAGCTCAAAGAATTACAGTAAAAGCAGCAACACGTGGTACAGAAATGCACTATGTACTAGAGAACTATATTAATGGTATTGGTTATTTAAATCTTTCAGAAAAGGGTGCAGAAGCACGGCTCATGGCTCACGAAATTATTAAGGGATTACCAGAACTTACAAAAGTATATGGATCCGAAGTTTCATTAGCATACGAAGATCAGTGGGCAGGATCTACAGACTTAGTATGTGAATATAAGGGAGAACCTACCATATTAGATTTTAAACAATCTAATAAACCAAAGAAAGAAGAATGGATTGAAGATTACTTTTATCAAATCGCAGCATACTCACTAGCACACAAGAAACAATATGGTGAAATCAAACGTGGTTGTATTGCCATGTGTACCCCAAATTTAGTCTTTCAACGATTTGAAATGACAAATAGCCAGTTATTGGAATATGAGGAAAAGTGGTTAGATAGGGTCAAAATGTACCATAAAAAACGCTCTGAGAAGCCTCAGAATTAACGAAACGACCTTGACATAACCTCTAGTACCCCCCATATTATATTGCAGGTGCACAATATTGTGGCCTATTAAACTTGCTTAATAATAAGGAGGATAATTATGACAGCACTAGATTTAATCAATAAGTTTAACAAAGATGTATGGACTCAAGGAGATAAATTCTTTGAAGATGTATTTGATAATATGTTTACAAATATGTCTGTGGGTTCAGCAATGAAATCTTTTCCATTTTACAATGTCGTAAAATATGGAAAAGGTGAATACGGTCTTGAAGTAGGACTAGCAGGCTTCAACAAGAAGAATGTAAAAGTTCAATACAAAGACGGTGTTCTATCTATATCTGGTCAAGTAGAAGACTCTGAAAAAGAGTACGTTCAAAAAGGACTAGCTGCTAGAAAATTCTTCAAACAATTTGAACTACACAAAGATGTTGTGGTGAATGAAGCTGAGATGAAAGATGGCGTGTTATCTGTAAAACTTGGTTTTAATGAACCAGAAGAAATTAAAGCACAGGACATAGAAGTTAAGTAATGCATAAACATAAATTTTTAATTTGGGCAAGTATCGCTCCAACCATAGTTTTAATATGGATGTTGATTGCGATTATTTAATATGACATTTGGTGACGATCCCTTTGGACACAATAAAAATCTCAGAGGGATCAAACCTATAGAATTTTTTATAGCTTTTTTATTTGTCTGGTATTTACTAGCGCATTAAAAAGCCCCAGCGTTGTAAACACCACTGGGGCCCAAGAAACCAACAAACTTTTATTTGTTGTAACACTGAACCACATTGTTCAGAGTTGTTTTTACATGTTCTTAAGATACTAAATTATAAATTTATTGCAACCACTTTTTTACTTGCTCACCTAAAGTTTTTGCACTGAGTTTTATTTTATTTTTAAGAGCAGCGATGATCATTTCATCAACTGTACCACGAGTAATTAAATCGATAACCAATACGTTTTTAGTTTGTCCAATTCTGTGAGCTCTGTCTTCGCTTTGTTCACGCACTTCCAGATTATAAGAATTAGAATAATAGACGACATAAGAGGCGCTAACCAAATTAAGACCGTAACCACCAGTAGAAGGATTCCCCACAAAGAAACGCACCCTATCATCATTTTCAAATCGTTTGACATTCTCTATCCTTTTCTCAGCATCAATTGAACCATAGATGGCAACTGTACTTTCTGTGCCATAACGATCTTGAAGAACCTTTATGATTTTTTCAATGTTGTAAATATAATTTGCCCATATTATATACTTCCCTTCATTTTCTTCAATAAGGTTAAGAAGTTCATCTAACTTTGGATCTGCAAACTCTAATATATTTCCATCATCTGTTTTGACATGACCGTTAACACATTGATGTAATTTTAAAATCTCAGTTAATTTATTTGAGTAACTGACTTCTTCGTTTTGGATCACGGCCCACGCATTTCTTTTTAATTTATCATAAGCCTTTTGATGCTCATCTTTTAATGTGATATAATGTTGAGTATATAATTTTTCTGGTAAATCTAAACACTCAGACTTTCTACAACGATATGAAAACTTTTTTATATTTTGTTCTAATTCCTCTAAGTTTGTATAGTATTTTGGTAACAGAACCGAACGACCTCCCATATCTATTTCATGCATTACAGCATATCTTGCACGAAACGTATAAAACGATTCATGCCCTAATAATGATCTATCAAGAAATGCGCACTGGCTATATAAGTCGAGCGGTGACTTGGTAACAGGTGATCCTGTTAATATTCTTTTGTAAGCCACACCTTTTCCTAATTCAATTATATTTTTAGTTCGTTTAGCTGTTCTGTTTTTTATGGTTGTTGCTTCATCAATGATGATCATTGTACGATCTGCTTCACCTAAAAGTTCTTTTACTTTTTTCAATCCTGACTTATGGCTCATCGCTTCAACATTAAATAAATACCAAGTTAGTTTTAATGGGTCTGCGAATTGCGGGGATAACATGGTATCCACTTTGTGAGCCATAATATTATAATCAACACTACAATGTGTTTTAATTTCTTTTACCCAATTTAAATAAACAGAGTTCGGTGCAATAACAATTGCATGTTTAATCTTATTTTGTGTAAATAAATACGCAGCATTATCAATAGTGACTTTTGTTTTGCCTGTACCCATTTCCATAAAATATGCGAAGTTCTGTGATTCTGCACCTTGCTTCAATGCAGTTCTTTGATGCTCAAATGGTTCTGTCTTGTAGTTGTATTTCATGTTTAAACAAAATTCTTTTAAAATAAAACTTGCATTAAGTAAACAGATAAATTATATGATCTCTCAGGAGGTTCTAATATGGACTTAGAAGCAGAGTCGGCCATTACGGTTGACACGGCGAAATCTGCGGATATCGCCCAAACATGCAATAAGCTTTTGGAAACTCAGAAAGAGATAAAAATGGCGGAAGATAAAATAAAGACGCTTAAAGAAACAGAACGAAATCTTTCTGATAATATCATTCCAAACTTAATGCGTGAAGCAGGCTTAAGCTTGCTTAAACTCACAGATGGAAGTCAGGTAGAAGTTAAACCTTACTATCAAGCTAACATCACAGAGTCATTTAAAGAACGTGCTCACAATTGGTTACGTGAGAATGGTTTTGGTGACTTAATAAAAAACAACATCACTCTTGAATTCGGAAAAGGTCAAGATGAACAAGCACAATCTGTAATCAGAGAAGCTCAAGAAAAAGGCTACAATGTGAAACAGAAAGAAGGTGTTCATTGGGCAACTTTACGTACGTTTGTTAGAGAACAAATTCAAGAAGGCAAACAAGTCCCTAATGACATGTTTGGTGTGTATGTTGCAAATCGAGTAACGATTAAGAAGGAGGACAATTAATGTCTAAAGAAGTAGTAAAAAAACAAGAAGCTAAAGTTCCAGTTAAAATGGATCTTGAAGCTTTATCAGGACAAGGAACTGAGAACATTGGAACTAAAGATACAAGGTTACCTATCCTAAAAATTCTTTATGCTAGTAATGCAATACTAGATGAAGATGAAGCAAACTATAATGCAAAAGCTAAGGAAGGTGATTGCTATAATGAAATCACTGGGTCTTTGTATAAATCCAAAGAAGGTTTCTTAGCTGTACCATGTCATTATAATAATACTTTTAACGAATGGGCAGATAGAGGAGAAGGAACAGGAAGACCTGTTGCAATCCATACTGATCCAACAGTGATGAGTAGAACAACTAAAGCAGATGATGGTAAGGACAGAACTAAAGAAGGGACTTACATCGAGGATACTGGAAATCATTTCGTTTATATTTTAAATGAAAATTATGAACCAGTAGAAATGGCTTTAATTCCAATGAAGTCTACGCAAAAGAAAAAATCTAAGTTGTGGAATTCAATGATAATCTCTAGAAAAATAAAAGGTTCTAAAGGTTTATTTAATCCACCTGCTTGGTCTCAAGTATATAGAATTAAAACTACGAAAGAGTCCAACAGTAATAATAAGTGGTGGGGTTGGGTAATTGAGTTTGACTCAATCTTAGATACTTCAAAACACTTAGATGCTTTACAATCAGCAAAAGTTTTTTATGAACAATCTAACAAAGATGGTGCGTTTGATAAAGTAGCGTTTGAACAAGAAAAAGCAGAGAAAAAAGTAAACGATCAAGAAACTCCGTTTTAATGCATCGTAAATTACTTGAGTTGTTTGAAGGCGACTCGGGTCAATTCATCAAGGTCACCTTAACGGGTGACCAAGATGAACGTGGCAAGAGAAAAGCTGACTACACCACGCTTCACGAACCTGTAACAGAAGAACTATGGAAATCCCATTTAGAGGGAAAGTTTGTTATTGGTATAAGACCAGAGCGTGAAGATAAAATGAAATGGGGTTGTATAGATGTCGACCCACAAAGTTATAAAGATTACAGTTCAAAAAAATATATTAATATTATAAAAAATAATAAATTACCTTTAATTCCAGTTAGATCAAAATCTGGTGGCTTACATATTTTTGTTTTCTTTAAAGATTGGGAAGATAAAAAAGAAGCTTTAAAAGTTTTACATAAATGGAATGAAGATTACTTCATGGCGAACGAAGTCTTTCCAATGAACAAAGCATTAGGGATGCCATACTTTAATGCAAAGATGACAACTGAGTTTGCATACAACGATGATGGTACACCAATCATGTTAGAAGCATTTTTAGAATTAGCAGAACAAAAAAGAACAACACTTGAACAAATAAAGAAATTTAAAGATACAAAATATGAACCTGAAGATAGTTGGAGAGATTATCCTCCTTGTGTTCAAAAGATGATACAAGAAAAATGGTCGGGTAATCATAGAAATGATTTTCTTTTTAATGTTTTAGTTCTTGAATCTAAAAAGAATGAAAATTTAACTATTGAAGAACTGATTGAGATTGGAAGAAAAAGAAATACAGAAATATTTGCAACACCACTTCCTGAAAAAGAAGTTATAACTACAGCTAAATCAGTTAAAAAAGGTGGTTACTTTTACAAATGTCCACCAAAGTTAAATGCAATTACACCATTATGTAATAAAGAATTATGTAAGAATAGAACACTTGGTATCTTTCAAGAAACACCTGCAATGATAGATGAATTTGAGGATGTGTTGTTTATCAGAGATATTAAAGAATCATTTTATAAATTTAAATATCAAGATGAAGAGATTATGGTCAAACCAGAAGATCTTGCATCAGAATTAAATTTTAAAAAGAAATTATTAAATTACAAAATACTTTGGAAAACTTTACCAAGAAGAAAAAATATTAATGTATGGGATTTGTTTTTAGATGCACTCGTAAAGAAAGCATCTGAATCAGATGACTTTAATTATCAAGAAACTTTAGAAGATATGAGATATCAAACCTTAAAAGAATTTTTTGAAGATACGATTGAACAAGATGATTTCCAAAAATTAAAAGATGGATATGTGGTTTTAGATTCTAAAACAAATGTTTGTTATTTTAAAAGAACAACTTTAGACAACTGGATGAAAAAGAAAATGAATAAAGCATTTAACAATTCAATGGAAGCTTTACGATTATTAAATTGTAAACGATTGGAATACCATGAGGGTGAAAAGAATATCTGGGCAGTTGATATGCCAGAGTTTATAAATCACCAAGCAGTAAAGAAAAATAAATCTAAACCAAAAAATGAAGTGTCGGAGATGGATGATGACTATCACACAGGAAAATTCAGAGATTCAAAATCTAAAACAACTTCATAAGAAAACCATAAAGATTTATGGGCCTCCTGGAACGGGTAAAACATTTACTTTAATTGAACGTATATTAAAAAATTATTTGAGAAAAGGTATACCTCCAGAAAGAATTGCATTTATTTCTTTTACAAACAAAGCAGTTAATACAGCAATTGATAGAGCCTTATCTGCTTTTCCTCAATACACAATAGAAAATTTTACAAGGTTTAAAACATTACACAAATATTGCAGACGTTATTTTAAAGAAGAAATCTTTGATATTAAAAATTGTATGATTGATTATGCACTACAAGAAAGTATTTTAAAACGATCTGACAATCGATTAGAAGATGATGAATTTATCTACAAGGATTGGTCACTATCTATTTATGATAAAGCAAGAAACATGATGACGGATCCAATCAAAGTTTACAAAATGGAATCGTATAAGAAAGATAACATTGATGTATTTCAAAGAAAGATCGCAACCTATGAACATTACAAGAAAGATTCTTTTATTGATTTCACAGATATGATTGAAAGAGCTATTGATGAGATAGATTTTCCACCGCTTGATGTTTTAATTTTAGATGAAGCTCAAGACTTTACGCCTTTACAATGGTCAGTGTTATACAAGTTAGCAAAGAATTCTAAAAAAATTTATTTAGCAGGGGATGATGATCAAGGTATTTATCAATGGAATGGCGCAGACTCAAAATATTTTACAACATACTTTCCTGGCAGAAAGGTTGTTCTAAGAAAGACGAGACGTTTTGGTGAAGCGATTCATCACTTTACTGAAATTATTAGAAGAGGAATTATAGACTCAGAAGAAAAAGAATATTTACCATCAAATAAAAAAGGTGCAGTTAAACGATATTTAAACTTTAAGGAAATAGATTTTAACCAAGAAGGTACATGGTACATCTTAGGGAGAGTGAATCGAGTCGTAAATGAATTAAGAATGTCAGCAAAAGAAGCGGGTTTATATTTTGGAGATAATAAAGGAAACAAATCATTTGATCGTAAACAATGGACAGCGATTAAAGCTTGGACAGCAATCTCTAATGGAAAGATTATTAATAAATCTGAAGCAGAAACCATGTACAAATATATTAGGGACATTGAAAAAGATGCATTTAGAACTGAAAAATTTTGGATTAGTGAACCCGATTTTAAAACTTATAACTTTGAAACATTAAAAGAATGGTGCGGTCTTGCTGTACCTGATGAAAAGAAAAATAAAGAATGGTGGTGGATATTAAGACGTAACTTTACATCAAGACAAAAAATATATTTTATAAGATTACTGAAACGGTATGGTCAAAAACAATTAAACGAAGATCCACAAATAATTATTGACACCATCCACAGTGTTAAAGGGGGTGAAGCAGATCATGTGGTGCTCGCAAGTAAAAATGATTATGCATCAGACTTTAGTCGTAAAAATAAATTAGATAAAAGTGGTGAAAGAAAAGTTTATTATACAGGAGCATCCAGAGCAAAAGATACTTTACATATTCTTTCAACTGACTATAAGTACCATTATCCAATTGGAAAAGATTATTTAATTTATCTGGAAGAGAGTAGACATGAGTAGTAAAGAAGACTTTGAAAAAATTTTTCCATCAACTAAACAAATTGGTGGATCTCATTATAAAAATTTTAATATTCAACCTTACACATTTATAACATCAAATGATCTTTCATTTTTTCAAGGAAATGTAATCAAATATGTTTGCAGATATAAAAATAAAAATGGAGTAGAAGATTTAAAAAAAATTATTCATTATTGTGAATTAGAAATAGAGGAGTTGTCAAAAACTAAAGATTAATGCAAAAACCAATAGAAATATATACAAACGTATTTAAAAGATTTAAAGAATTAAATTACGAAATTAAAAAAGCTATTGATGTTGGCGCACATCAAGGAAGCTGGGCTAAACGATTTAAAACAGTTTACCCTGATGCTGAACTTTATTTAGTAGACGGTAATGAAAAACATAAAGAAAAACTTAACGAATATGGTCAATTTATTCACGGTTACGTTGGACAATCAAAAGAAAAAAGAACTTTTTATACTTCAGCTAAAGAAATGGATGAATCAGGTAATTCATTGTATCAAGAAAATTCAAACACTCCGTTTAGAAAAAAAGAAGTTTATACAACACCTTTAAAAGATTTAGTCCCAGATCAAAAATATGATTATATTAAAATGGATATTCAAGGTGCAGAACTTGAAGTGATTGAAGGATCATTAAGTTTATTTTATCAAACTAAATTTGTTCAATTAGAAGTTCCTGTATTTCAAAATAATAAAGGTGCACCTAACTTTGAACAAGTTGTAAACTATATGGCAAACTCTGCGTTTAAAGTTTTTGAAATTGAAAATATTTACTATAATACAAGATTGATGGGGATGGATATTGTTTTTAATAATCAAACATTAAACGAGGTTTTACCAACTGAAGGTAAAAAATTAATTTATGGACACAACTAAAAAAAAGCATAAAAGATGGAACAAAGCTAAGTGTCTAAAAAAATTAAATAAAAAAACTTTATATGGCCATTACTTATGGTGTAAAAAAGAAGGGAGAGATAAAAGTTGGTATGAGTCTACAACTCGCAATGAATTTTAAAAAGAATATGTGGAATGCGCCAAATGAATTTAAAGATTTAACTGGTTATAATGAAATCGCAATCGATTTAGAAACTAAAGATGAAGGAATTACAAATGGACTTGGTGCAGGTTGGGCATCAGGCAGAGGAGAAATCATCGGATTTGCAGTAGCCGTTGAAGGTTGGCAAGGTTACTTTCCTTTTGGTCATTATGGCGGAGGAAACTTAATTCCTGAACAAGTTAAACAATACATGAAAGATGTTTGTAGTTTACCTGCAACTAAAATATTTCATAACGCTCAATACGATGTCGGCTGGCTTAAAGCATCAGGGATTGAAGTCAAAGGCCAGATTGTAGACACGATGGTTGCTGCTGCATTGATTAATGAAAATCGTTGGAGTTACTCTTTGAATGCATTGTCTGTCGATTATCTTGGTGAAATTAAAGCTGAGTCTGATTTAAAAGAAGCCGCAGCGGCTCATGGTGTTGATGCTAAAGCAGAGATGTGGAAGTTACCTGCTGAACATGTTGGACATTATGCAGAACAAGATGCACGGCTCACGCTCCTTCTATGGCAGAGATTTAAAGCAGAAATTAGAACTCAAAGCTTAGAAACGATTTGGAAATTAGAATCTGATCTTCTACCTATTTTAATTCAAATGAGATTTAACGGAATTAATGTTAACTTAGAAAAAGCTGAAGCATTAAAATTAGAATTTGCGGAACAAGAAAAACACTTGCTCCACAAAATAAAACAATTATCAGGCCGAGATATAGATATTTGGGCAGCACGTCAGATTGGAGAAGCTTTTGATAAGCTTGGTATAGATTATCCAAGAACACAGAAAACAGGTGAGCCATCATTTACACAAAATTATTTATTTAATTCCCCTCATGAAATTTCTAAATTAATTGTCCAAGCAAGAGAAGTCAATAAATTTCACAACACCTTCTTAACTGGAATTACTAAATACCAACATAAAGAAAAAATTCATGCAGAAATTAATCAACTTCGTTCTGATTCTGGCGGTACTGTTTCTGGTAGGCTCTCTATGTCTAACCCAAATTTACAACAACTACCCGCAAGAAACAAAGAATTTGCGCCTAAGATTCGTGGACTATTTATGCCAACAACAGGTTGTAAGTGGGGTTCATTTGATTATTCACAGCAAGAGCCAAGATTGGTCGTGCACTATGCGTCTTCGATTGGAGAAGGATACGAAGGTTCTAATGAATTGGTTGAAGCGTACGCAAATGCTTCCGCCGACTTTCACCAAACCGTAGCTGACTTAGTCGGTATTGATCGTAAACAAGCTAAGACGATTGGTTTAGGTTTAATGTATGGAATGGGTAAGAACAAATTAGCAAACTCACTTGGATTAGAAAGAGAAGAGGGAGATAAAATTATTGCAAAGTATAATCGTAAAGTTCCTTTTGTAAAATTATTGTCTGATCGTTGTATGAAGAAAGCTGATGAAGAAGGTGTCATTAGAACAAAGCTTGGCCGTAAGTGTCGTTTCGATGAATGGGAACCAAGAGATTGGGGTCTGTGGACAAGTGAAACTTTTGAGAACGCTGTTGCTAAATATGGTCGTGGTAATATTAAAAGAGCCAAAACTTACAAAGCACTTAATAGATTAATTCAAGGATCAGCAGCCGATCAAACTAAACTTGCAATCGTAGAATGTTATAAGCAAGGTTATTGTCCTAAATTACAAATCCATGATGAATTATGTTTTGATGTTGAAACTGAAGAAGATGAAACCAATATCAAACAAATCATGGAACAAGCTATGAAATTAAAAGTACCAAGCGTTGTTGATGTAGCCATCGGTGATAATTGGGGTGAAACATCATAATCATAAATGTTCTGTATGTGGGGAAACTGCCCACGTTATAGAAAAAGAAAAATATTATTGCGCAACTTGTATGCTGAGTATTTTTAAGCGACAAGAATCCTTAAGCGGGAAACCCGAAACACGGCTCACGAACCAAGTGACCTATACGCTAGGAAGCGTAATTAGGAATTAAATCTTCTCTTGGTATTTCGTTTTGAGCAAGTCTAATATCTTCCATGTCAGCAGAAACCATTTGTCTTCTAACAAATCTGATTTCTTCTTCGATAGGTTTCATTTCAACGGTAACTTTACCCGCTTCTAAATAGCATCTATTCCATTTAGATTCTAACTCTATCTTTTTAGCCAACAGGTCTTTGTTTGCTGTCATTAGCTATCTCCTCGTAAAAAAAGAAAATTCTGTCTGGTCTATAAACGCTTTCATACGAGACAGAGGCGTTTCCTTTTTTTAACTGTTTGATGAAGTCTTGTCGGATATCCTTATCATCCTCTCCTTGGAACTCTGAGACAATCAAACGCCCGCCTAGACGACATTGGACACGATAAGTCTTCATAAGATAATTTTACCTTCTTTTGTGGGGTTTTGTCAATAGGCAAGCAATATATCTCTATTTTGGTAATGGTCAAATTATTTTTTTTAAAATCTTCTTCGATTTGTTTACCAAGCCTTTTGGCTGCTGCACCGCACAGTTCGATCTTTTTGTATTTTACAACTGGTTCTTCCCAGAAATTCATACATCTAGATTCAACAGAATTATCTGTTGCTTCAACACATAGCATACCAAATATTGCAAAAAATTCTGACATAAAATGAGAATATCACATAAAAAAAATTATTGATATCTCTCTGTGATTAAGATAAACAATGGGAAAAATAAGGAGAAAAAATGGATATCAATAAATGGAAATCTGTAGCTGTTCGTATCCAAGACTACAACATTTTAAAAGCAATTTCTAAAAATAAATTTAGAGCGCCCGCTTCTATGATCTCAAAACTTGTTGATGATTATGTCGAATTTCAGGCGAAAAAGATGAAAGTATCAAAAGATTCTTTCGTGAAAAAACTTCTTAATGGCAAGTCTTGAGCATTTACACAACGAAATTAAACTTCTTCTGAAAGAAAATAAGCGCCTTTCAGAAGAACTTAATGCAATAAAAGACATAAATACCTATTATATAAATCGTTGCAAATTTCTCAAAAAAATCATACAAAAGTTCAAAGACGGGATTAAAAGAATTATCAATTAGTCCTGTCAAGGACTTTAAACTATGGCAAAAAATCATTACAATAGGCATATGCCTAGAGATAAATTTGAGGATACTTTATACGACACTGATATCGACTTTTCTAAATTCAGTCGTCAAGAAATAAACACACTCATGCTGGAAATCGACAAAGATGTCGATTATTTGATGTCAGCCTACGCACCCCCATCGCTAATCAGACACCATCATGAGCTATTATCAAGACTTATTAAACGTTATGGGCATTAATTTTGCGACCGAAATGGTCAAGCAAGATTTACCCAAAGAAGTAAAAATGTGGAGAGCCGTCATCAATAATGCCATTGGTGATGTTGCTTTGAACTTATCCGATCGAAAAAGCTCACTACTTAAAATGGAAGCTCATCATTGGATCATGGATAATACTGAAGATTTTAAACAAGTATGTTATTTCGCAGAACTCGAACCTGATGATGTTAGACGACAATACACACGAGCATTACAAAAAAATAAAATTATATTTACTGACCGACAAATTAAATGGAAAAAATATAATGACAATTACCAAAAATTAAAAACGATTCCGACAAAAGAGGGTAGACGAGAACTTAGAAAAGTCGTTGAGTATCTTAGACGACTTGTTTCAAATGCTACTAATAAACCCATAAAAATCGGGTAGAGGAGAACGAGTCACCTCTACCCTATGTTTAAACAACTTTTCTGAAAGGGAGTAGTTAGAAATAACTACTACAAAAAGGAATTTAGCACGAGTATTGAAACAATGCAAGATTTAATTTACAAGGGTAGTAGAGTCCCCCAACTGCTACTACCCTCTCTCTAGAGCCTCGTACGAGGGCATTTAGACCCTAAGGGACACCCAATTATGTACCCGAGCCGTCCAATCACGGCTCACGAGCCTAAAACTTGTAATATCATGACACACACAAAACTGAATCCTGCGATTAAAAAATACGCAAACCAATGTTCAGGTTTTGGTTTTTTACACAATATAATTCTTTTTAATATATCCATTTGATTCTTTTATTATTTTTAATAACTTTCATACTAATTATGAATTCTTTCTTCTCTTGTTCTAAATGTTTTTCTTGTTTTTTCTTTTAAAGTTTTTTCTATTTTATTATTTAATATATAATCAAATGCTTTTTGATTATTAATAAAAAGTTTTTTATTTAAATCAATTTCATTCCAAACTTTTGAATAGCCATTGTAAATATATTTATTTGTTTTTTGTGTGTTATTTAAAAACTTACATTTAAACGGACAATTCTTTGAGAAGGGTACTATCCAATCTCTTTGAGGATTTTCATTCCATAAAAACATCTTCATTAAAAATAGATTTAAACTAGGTGGTGTACTTATTTTATTATCTTTACCACCATTATACTTTGGTTTAAATTTATATATCCACCTTGTTTCATAATATCTTCTAAAATAATAATTATTTAAACATTTAATTTTTTTAGATGTAATTACTTTAACATCATAAATTTTATCATTAAATCTTCTTAACTGTACTCTTGATCTTCCATTCTGGCTTTCACCTATATAAATAATTTTTTTAGATTTTTTATTAATTACAAAATAAATAAAAACTTCTTTTAGTTTTAAAATTTCTGGCATTATCTTCTTTTTTCCCAAATGGTATACTGTTTTTTCCCGTCAAAATAATAACCAGATATATCTAGCTTTTTTGCAGGGCGTTCAGACACGCTTGTGGACTTGAGAAAGCTATTTTGCGATATAGCTTTTCGTTTTCCTGTTTGTCTTTTCCGCATAATGTTATTTCCCCTGTTTCCCAATTTACTTTTACTTTCTTTTTCTCTTCAAGTTTTCTTAAAAATGTTTTTGTATTTTCAATGCTACTCATAAAATTATTGCTAATGCCAAAAATAAACTAAATATTAATAAATCGTGGCTCATGTTTCCTTTCTATATTAATTGTTTGTTTTTTCATTTTATTTTTTTCTCTTATTTTGTTGTATAATCTTATATGCATTATCCATAGCGGATTGTAACATATGCGATTGTTCAAACCTTTTAATTTCAACATCTACAACATTGAATAAATTTTCTAATGCCGTAAATGTTTGTGACCCAAGAATATTATCTCTAGTATCCTTAACGAGTTCCTGTTGTTTTTTCGTTAGTATCTCTAACGCTTGTTTCTTTTTTATATCCATGTTTCGTTATTAGTTTCTGTAAGTATCGGTGTGTTGCGTTCATTTTATCTGATTCTTTTTTATCTGTGTAATGACCTTTATTGGATTCAAACTCATTAACGAATACATCAAATAAATCTGCTTTTAGTCGTTTGTAGTTTTTTAATTTTAGTGCCATAGCACCCCCTTTCGTTTATTATTATTATAAGATTTCATAAGATATGTCAAATAAAATAATGTATTGATTTTATTACCTTTTTTCATGTAATGTTCGTTTTGTAAATTGGACAATATTATTTTTTTTCTTGAAGATAATTTCTTCTTCTGACGGAACACGGCTCACGACCCCATAACTATTTAATAACATACAATCGACTAAGCCAACGGGATAAATTTTTCGTACGAAACAAGTACGCATTTCATCATAGAGCCAATAGACACCCTCACTTTCAGTTCTTAGTTTAATGTTTTTATCTCCCTCATAAAAATATGCAATCAATTCAGGGTCACTCATTTTTTGAAAATCGCTTGTAAAAAAAATATGATTTTGATGATAAGTATTTTCTCCATCCATTACTTCAAATTGTACCATTGTAAATTTTTTACTCATATGACTACTGTTTCTTTGTTATTGAGTTGATTAACCAAATCTTCCATATCGTTAGCGTCAAATTCAATTAATGTAATTTCTTGATCTGGACTTACAGTAGGCAACTGTTTTTCTAAATGCTCCTTGTGTGTTGCATACTGAATTAATTCATCACCTGTTGTATCATCATATTCCCTTAATCTATAAATGTGTCTAATCATATTTCCTCGACCTCATCATCTGTTATTGAATCGCAGATATAACTACAATCGATATGATCTTTAAATGTAAATTGTTTTACATTACCTTTTAAATCACAGATTTCATTGCCTTCATCATCATATTTGACGAATGTAATATTAGCTATTGAATAACTCATTTTTTAACCTTTCTGTTTGAATTAAAATCATACCAACCAATGCTTTCAAGATAATCAACGGCATTGTTTAAGGATTGTTTAACATGTTTTGATTTGTACTTTATGTCTTCATCTACATGACAAGATAACCATGCTAATAATGAGC